CCCACAAATTGCACAAAATCCAAATGCTAAAGTAATTCAAGCTTCAGTAAGTTCTCATATATCTGAGCATATGGCACATAAATATAGAAATGAAGCAGAACAACTTATGCAAATGCCTATTGCTCCATTGGATAATAAAGATGGAAAGGGTATTAGTGAAGAACAAGAACAACAGATTTCTACTGCCGCAGCTCAAGCCGCTGCTCAAATTACAGGTAAAGCACAACAACAGGCTACACTAGAACAACAAATGGCGGCTGCACAAGATCCTGTAATGCAACAACAACAAGCTGAACTGCAAATAGAGCAGGCAAAAGTACAACAAGATGCTCAAGAAGCACAATTAAAATCACAAACTGAACTTCAAAAAGCTCAAATGAGAACTACCTTAGAAGAGAAAAGATTAGCTCAACAAAGAGAGATAGCAGAAGCAAAGATACAAGCAGATTTACTTAAAGGTAGAAGTCGTTGATTTTATTGGCATTAACCACTTAACCTATGCTATAGATAAGATAAGAGATTATTATGAGTCCTGAAGTTCACAATTTTGCTGACAGTATGAGAAAAACTTTACGTCAGTATATGAATGATTTAACCGATAGCGTTGCTCTGGGGAACGCCAAAAACTTTGAAGAATATCAAAGGTTTGTGGGTCAAATAGAAGGGTTGGCTATCGCAGAACGAGAACTCCTTAATCTTATTAAGACCAACGATCAAGAAGACGATTAACGGTTTCAGCACAACCGCAATTCACATAATGTGAACATTTTAAACTGCTGCAAAGGAAAAAAAATGACATCAGTATATTCTACTGCGGAGGTCAAGATACCTGAAAATCCTCCGAAGCCTAAAGGGTATCACTTGCTTATTGTAATGCCAAAAGTACAAGACGCAACTAAAGGTGGTGTTTACTTACCTACCACAACTAAAACCAGAGAAGATGTAGCATCTATTGTTGGTAAAGTTGTAGATGTGGGTGAAGACGCATATCCAAATAGTGACAGAAGATTTGAAAACGGGCCTTGGTGTGAAAAAGGCGACTGGGTTCTTATCTCAAAATATTCAGGTCATAGATTTGAATACGATAATGTCGAAATGCGTTTACTTAATGATGATGCTATTTTAGCAACATTAGACGATCCAACTAAAGTTTCGAGGGCAACAACATGAGCGAAGAAGAAAAAGAAATTGAAGTAGTTGATGAAGCTATTGAAACTGAACAGCCTGAAGTTGAAGAAGCTCCAGAGCAAGAAGTTGAACAAGTAGCAGAAGTTAAAAAACCAACTAAGTATCAAAAAAGAATTGACGAGCTTACACATAGACAGCGTGAAGCTGAACGTCAGCGTGATGAATACTACTCGGTAGCCCAAAAGGTTATGGATGAGAACAATAAGTTAAGACAACAGTCAAAAAATTTCTCATCGATATCTGCTACTGAAATGGAAAGCAGAATTAACGCTGATATAGCAAATGCAAAAACCGAATATAAAAAAGCTTATGAAGACGGTGACGCAGATAAAATTGTAGAAGCTCAAGAGAAGATGGTTAAAGCGGCATCGCAAACATCTGATCTTAACAAGATGAAGGATTATGCAAATCCTAAAAACTTTGAACAGCGTGAGTTACCTGTTGTTGCACCACCGCCTGACCAAAGGGCAGTTGAATGGGCTCAAGATAATACATGGTTTAATCAAGATATGGTTATGACCAATGCAGCTTATGCTATTCATGATGAGTTAGTAAAAAAAGGAATTACAGCAGAGTCTGCCAATTATTATGAAATGATTGACAGGCGAATGAAGGAAGAGTTTCCAAGTAAACTTGGGGGTACATCGACACCCAAATCTACTGATCATTCTACTGTTGTTACACCGGGAGGAAACCAAACTGGTAAATCTCGCAAAGTTCGATTAACACCCAGCCAAGTAGCTGTCGCCAATCGGCTTGGAGTTCCGTTACAGGAATATGCCAAGCAGTTTGCCGCATTAGAGAGGAATTAAAATGTCCGACACCAAGCAAGCAAAACGATCCCCACGCTCTGTCGAGAAGCGAGAGAATGAGGAACGCAATCAATCATGGTCTCCACCAAACCTTTTACCTGATCCACATCCTAAAGACGGATGGTCTTTTAAGTGGATTCGCATTTCTACGCAGGGTCAAGATGATCCTACAAATTATAGTAAGAAGTTAAGAGAAGGTTGGGAAGCCGTACCTATCGAAGACGCTCCAGAAATGGAACACTTGGTATTAGATCCAAGTCCACGTTTTAAAGGAAAGGTAGAAGTCGGAGGACTGCTTCTTTGCAGGATGCCTGAAAATATGGCAAAGCAACGTAATGAACACTACAGAAGTCAATCTTCTGAAGCGATGAAGAGCGTTGACAATGCTTTAATGAAGGAATCCAACCCTAGAATGCCAATTAACAATCCTAATAGAGATAGCAGGGTTTCATTTGGTAAGGGTACTTAACTTTAAACTTTAACTTTAAGGAGAATGTACTATGAGTACAACTTCAGCCCCTAGAGGACTGAAGCCAATAGGAATCCTTGGGGGTATGCCGTTTGCTGGTTCAACTAGAGAATATTTAATTAATTCTGGGTACAGTACAGCTATCTTCAATGGTGACGTTGTTGGCTTTGCGAATGTTGCAAGTTCTTCAGACGATGGTTATCTCGTCAGAGAAACTGCAGCAGGTGAAATAAATCCAATAGGTGTCTTTTTAGGAGTTTCCTATACAGACCCTAACACCTCGCAACCTACTTTTAAGCAATACTATCCGGGCAGTATCACTGCTTCAGATATTAAAGCTGTAGTAGCCGTTCATCCGCATACACTTTACGAAGTGCAAGCAGATGGTGCAGTCGCACAAACCAGTTTAGGTATGACATTAGACCTAGTTCAAACCTCTGCTGGAAATACAACAACTGGAAACTCAGGTCTTCAGGCAGATGCTGACACAGCTTCTGTCGGTGGTGAGTTATTCAAAATCGTGGACTTTGTTAATAGACCGGGATCTTCTGTAGGCGATACATATACTGATTTAGTAGTTATGTTAAGCCCTGCTGAAAATGCGTTCTTAACAGATCCAATAACTTAGGGAGTGACATAATATGGCAATAGCTAGAAGTCAACTCATGAAAGAACTTCTTCCGGGACTTAATGCATTATTCGGACTAGAGTATGCAAGATATCCTGAAGAGTGGAAGAATTCTTTTGAGGTAGAAAATTCTGAGAGGTCTTTTGAAGAAGAGACAAAGCTCAGTGGTTTTGGATCTGCTCCGATTAAGGATGAAGGTGCTGCAATTGCATTTGACGATGCACAAGAAGTACACACAAGTAGATATACACATGAGACTATCGCATTAGGTTTCTCTATTACAGAGGAAGCTGTTGAAGATAATCTTTATGATTCTTTATCTGCTAGGTATACTAAAGCACTTGCTAGGAGTTTCCAACATACTAAAGAAGTAAAGGGTGCTGCCCTTTTCAATGAAGGCTTTACAGGTCAAACAGGTGGAGATGGCAAAAGTCTTTTTGCTACAGATCACCCATTAGTAAGTGGTGGTACAAATGCAAACAGACCATCAGTTGCTGTTGATTTGAATGAGACTTCTCTTGAAGCGGCTGTGATCGCTATTGGTAAGTATACAGATGAGCGTGGCTTGAAAATAGCTGCAAGACCTGTAAGCTTATTAATACCTTCAGATCTACAGTTTGTAGCTGAAAGATTAATGAAAAGTGAAGGCCGAATTGGAACAGCAGACAACGATGTGAACGCATTAGTAAGCAGAAATGCTTTGTCAGGTGGCTATGCAATTAACCACTATTTGACAGATACAGATGCATTCTTTTTGAAGACTGACATTCCAAATGGTTTTAAGCACTTCACTCGTGTTCCAATGAAGACTTCAATGGAAGGCGACTTTGATACTGGTAACGTAAGGTACAAAGGTAGAGAGAGATATTCTTTTGGATACTCTGATCCACTAGCGTACTATGCTTCACCGGGAGCTTAAATAAAACAAATGGGGGAGGGGCAACCCTCCCTCTAATTTTCTTTGACAGCGAAAGCTGACTTTAGCCAAGACAGGGAGAAACTCAAAATGGCAAATACAACTTTTAAAGGAACATTACGTTCCGAAGGTGGCTATTCATCTATAGCCACAGCAGCAAACACAGGTATTGAAACTACACAGATGTCTATTTCAACTGCTGGTTTTGCTTCTTTAGACGCAAATACAATGGCAGTAGAAGCTGGTACAGGTATAACAACTGGTACTGGAACTATTTACAAAACTTCTGTACAAAGAAGTGGTGGTATCATTACAACAAGAATATTGATTGACTTAACTGGTTTAAGATCAACTGGCTCTGGTGACATCATTGGTGTTAACGGAACAGCATTAGTTTGTCACATTGGACAAATCACTGCAGCAAGAAACGGCACTATCTTAACTGGTAGCATGGAATGTTTTGAAGCTCCAGCAGGTGGAGATCCAGACATTAATATTCACTCTGCTACAGAGGGTACTGGTGTTGAAGATGGAGCAATTGCAGACTTAACTGAGACACTATTGGTCAATGCAGGTGATGCTACATTAGGTAGTAAAGTTTTCTTCTCAGCCGTTCCAGCAGCAGATCAATTCCTGTACCTAACAACAGGTGCAGCAACAGATGCTGACTATACAGCAGGTAAACTATTTATTGAATTAATGGGATACGAAGCTTAGTAGGAGGAATAAATGGCTGATGCAGTAGCAAGTCAAACTCTAGTAGATGATAATAGACGAGCAGTAATAAAACTTACTAACATAAGTGACGGTACAGGTGAAAGTGCTGTCACTAAAGTTGACGTTAGTGGTTTAGCAACAAATGATGGTCGTACTTGTACAGGTGTTACTATAGAAAAAATATGGTGGCAGTGTGTAGGCATGAAAGTAAATATTTTGTTTGATGCTTCAACTGACGTTCTTGCAATACAGTTAGGCGAAAATCAATCTGGTGATCATGACTATAGTGGGTTTGGCGGTTTGTCAAACAATGCAGGTAGTGGTGTTACTGGTGACATTAAGTTTACAACTGTGGGTCATGCAAGCGGTGATACTTACACCATCATACTTAGTTTGATTAAAGAATATTAATATTGAAGTTGGTGCAAAAGATGTCCAACGAACAAAGATTAGAAGTGGCCTTAGCTAGATTAGAAGAAAGAGTTGAGGCCCTTCAGGATGACATGAAAGAAATGAGATCTGATATGTCTGAATTAAGAGCAGTAGCTAATCGTTGGAAAGGTGCATTCTGGGTCATGATGGGTCTTGGCGGTGCTATTGGTGTAATTGCAAATATAACTACAGGGTGGTTAAAATGATTAAAAAGAAAAAAGGTTACCGTAATGGTGGCAAAATTAAAGGTATGATGGCAGGTGGCAGAATGAAAGCCAAAGGCATGAAGAATGGCGGTAAGATGAAAGCCAAAGGAATGAAA